TGAAGGGCCTGCTTAGCTCCTTGTTTTGACCCTGAAGGGTTGTCGCTTAAAGCGGCTTTGCCGCTTAGCTCCTTGTTTTGACCCTGAAGGGTCGTCGCTTAAAGCGGCTTTGCCGCTTAGCTCCTTACCCAGTTCAAATCCTCTGCGAGTAGCTTCAAATGATAGCCAAAAGCTCCAAAGGCTACCAGCATGAGTGCCTCATAAGCCGCGCGAGGCGTAGTTTTTTTATGTATTCCAATATAGAGGAGTAGAGGGCCAATTATAATGGCATGAATAGCATTTACCCAAATATATGTAGATCCGCTATACCATCGTAGAACACTCTTATACCCATGATATATTATAAGAATCGCACCCAGACCTATTAATAGATTGAAAATAAACTCAGGAAGTGTAGATCGAACAATAGATACATAGAAGAAGAAAGGAACCACTCCTAATACGTGAAACATATGAAGGCCCACTTTTGCCGAATCAAGACCACTTGTAGAGGTAGAGGACATGTTATTATAGGTCCACATTTTTCAGTAGACTCTCGGCGTGTTCTAATGCGCCTTCCATCCATGCCTGGCGCAAACTAAAACTTTCTCCACAAACGTAAACAGCAGATCCCTTACAGGGTATATGTGCCGCAACTGATGCCTCTATGACATCATAGTCGCCTGGAACCCAATAAGAGCAACCTGAATACCAGGGATGTGCTTTAAAAAAGATCGGTTCAGGGATCTTCTTGTCGCTGCCACTGCCACTGCCACTGCCACTGCCACTGCCACTGCCACTGCCGCTGCCACTCCCTTTAAGGGCAAGACGTAGTTCAGAAAGGATTTTATCACAAAGCACTTTTTCGCCATCCTCTTTTAGGATCTTCAACCATTTTTCAGCACTTGTACCATCTGTATAAGAAACCATTGCTATGTTTCCACTCATAGGAATAAAATAGCGTATACCATCTGGGGTCACAGTAGATGAAAGACCTTCAAATGGCTCTCCTTTGAAGACAGCATATGTGCGTAATAGGGGGCGCATTTTCACTTGTTTGAGAGCGGCCCATCCTGCTAAACTTCCAAGTTCACAGAGAGCATCGTAGTGAAGAGCAAGCACAATAGCCTTTCGTGCCTTGAAGACTTTTGACCCCTCCTCATCACCTACATGAACTTCAAGGGATGTAGGTATAACCCCTGTGACACGATGTTTCTGGAGAATTTCTCCTCCAAGTCCTTCAAACTCTCGTACCATTCCAGCAATGAGTGAACTGAGCCCCTCTTTACAGACCGCAAATCCACTATGCTTCACAACCACATCCCTAAACTGACGAAGCGCCCAATCTGCGCGAAGAGTATCCACTTCAGAATCATATGCGAATTCTCCAAGTAGTTCCTTCGTCTTTGCTGCGCCCACAATCTCCTCAAGAAGTTCCTTCACTGTATGTGTTCCTAGGATAGAAGAGTCTAGACCTCCAAGAATATTTTCAATCATTGGGACATATGTGCTCTCAAATAAATTCTTGCGAGAAACATCTGAATCTACAAATTCCAAATCACCCCTTATAGGGGTTAGTGTAAGGTTGTAGCGGCGAATATATTTCATAACAAGTTGATGTTTTTCTTTGTGAATTCGTCCTGCGCCATTCTCCCACTGTAAAGCGGCTCGGCCAATCTTATGCTTATATGTTACAACGCGACCTCCATTATATCCATAACGCTCTAAAATTGTAACAGAAGCCCCTTTGTGTTTCTTTAAAATCTCAATACCCGTGTGTAGGCCGGCAAGGCCGGCGCCCACAATGATATAATCTGCGTCTGCGTCTGCGTCTGCGACTTCTCCAGACATCTAACTATTTAGTACTGCTAAGGGTCTTCGCCCAAGATACAACAGACTGTGTTGAAGTTGAACCAACATTTTTATTGGAATTAAATACACCATCTAGAATCATTACAAAGCAAGGGATGCTCTGAACTCCACAATAGCCAGGAGTATAATTGTTCTCATCTACGTCGCAATAGTACCATTTAATTCCAGGTGTTTCATCAGCGATAGCATCCTTATCAAGACGGCGACAGGGTCCGCACCAATCTGCGCCAAATGCTACACCCACTGCAGGGGCATATTTCTTAACAGTGGCAGGTGCTTTATTCGGTCGGAGGAGTTCTTCGAACTGTTCCTGGGTTTGGAGGGGTATCATTTTCTTTGGGCGGCCCATCTTCTCTAGACCGTATAAGGGTAAGAATTCCTCCGCCAAAAACGAGAAGTGCTAATGTGAATAGAAGTGCGCCGTCCGAAAAGGGTGCACTAATGGTTGCGCCACCCCCTCCTCCTTGTACAACTGCCGTCGCAGCCTTCGCAGCTAAACCAATCGCATTTGTCCCAGATCCAATAACACCAGTAACCCCTAAAGGCGCCTTACTCTTGCGCATAATGGTATTCAAATCCGACACCGCCTCCAATTTGCTTGAAACATTTGCCGCCAGCTGAGGCACTCCATTAATAACCTGCGGTACAAGTTGTCCAACTTTCAGGCCAGCCGTTACTGTTGGCGCAAGACCCTCCTTAACAGCCACCTCTAAGGGATCAATTATAGCCGCAGGAATTCCTGCGATACCATCAACCGCAGTTTTCACAGGCTCTAATACAATATCAGCAGCTAAACCAAGAATACCACCAGACCGACATGCTGGATCCTCATCTTCTGGCCGCCCTGGACCTAGAACTCCCTTTACAGGAAATGTAGCCCCTACAACCATTGAGAATGGCCATATACGATATATTCCTTTCTTAAAGAGGTCAGCAGGCTTGATCCACGCACGATACATGTTAAAACACCCCCATAGAAGGGCTAGAGGTAGCAATACAATTGAGATAGTTGCCAAGAATTTAATAGCACCACCAACAAAATCCCCTGCCACAAAATGGTCAAATCCAAGAGGTAGGAATGTTAGAAGCGCATATATTAAGTACCTCCAAGGGGAGACAGCATCATCGTCAGGTTTTTGACCAGGATCAAGAAACATTCCTGAAGCAATTCCACCGCTGCTGCCACCAAACAGGGCAGTCCAGGGAAATGGTACAGAAAGACCAACTGATTTCACTGTTTCTCTATCAACTGTCACTTGTAGAATGTCATAAAAGTACCAGAACCCTAGTGTAAATATATTCAGAAAAGCCTTTGCAAGGGCCGTAAGAGGAGACCTCAAAAATAGATGATCTAGTCCAAAGAAACCAGTTGGGAGAATAGTCAGAAGTTGTAATACCCAGAACGAGTAGACCTTTTTATTTTCCCAAAAAGGTGCCTTTGTATATGAAAACGGGACAGACATAATCTAAACTTTGTAGCAATTTAAATCGTAAACAATAGTCCGCCAAATCCTTCAATAACTCGGAAGACGTTATTATTTGTGGCAAATATAATACAATGGGCATTTCCTCTTGCTGGGTTCACGTTTTGATTGAGGTTCAACTGGAACACAAGACTGTCAAGGCGGCTCGCATTCGCAGTACCACTTGGCTGCATCTCTTCAGGACGTAGCGCAATTGAGTAGTTATAGATGAAAGAGTCCACAGGAATACAAGTATGTCTCTGATAGGGCTGAACAAGGCGGAAGTAACCAGCATCGCGTTGATAGAATCTGTCAAAGCCGTCAAACTGAATTATAGCAGAGGCAAGTAAATCTGTGCGTATACCAGGTTCTCGAATTCCAAGACTACTATAGTTGAATAATTCATGATTTGTAGTGAGAGCATCACGCTTAATAACCCAGAAGAACTCCTTAATCGGATTGTTAAATTCCACAGGAATTGTAATCTGGTTTGTCGCAGCAGGAATGGAGATAGGTGGTGTATACTGAACCTGTTCTACAAGATACTCGTGCGCACTTGATACGAAACGACGACGTTCCTCAGTATCTAGGTATACATAATCTCCATACAACATAAGGTCAATTGGATTACCAGCATTATTATATATAGGAGTACAAGGAACCGACGGATCATTCGTTGACGCAGGATCAGGGAATATGAGTTTATTGAGAGGTTGAAGTGTTATGTTAATGCGAATTTGATGATACTGAAGCGCTATAATGGGGAGATAGAGTCCAGGATTCTTACAGAACCAGAAGTTGAGAGGTATATAAAGTTTCCCTGGAGGTTGAGAAGGATTGTAATTGTCAACCTTGCCAATCATGTTATAGAAGCCCTCTTTGCGAGACTCGTCAATTGTGAACCGAGACCAGATCTCCATCCATTCACCGGTCTGTCGGTCCATTTCCACTTCACCGACTTC